GTTGTAATGGCTGTCGCCATTCTCTCATCATAATATCTGAAATACTGATTACCTATTGCCCCATAAGCACTATTCAAAGCAATCTTTCTAGACATCTGAATATTATCATACTTAGATATGTCATTCAAATATCTTTCTTCCCTACTATTTTCATATTGTTGTCTTGCTTCTAATGCCCACTTCTTAAACTTAACACGATCATTATACATATTCTCCATCATGTCTGGTAGAAACCCTTGAAAGTCTTTTCTGAATCGTGCCCCATTTGGTGTGACTGCATGGCCGTCATCAACAATCTCTAATTCTTTATTCAATAATCTATCAATAGACACTACCGGATTGGCTTCTTTCGCTAATGTTTCTGGTGAAATATTATACTGCATAATCAGATGAGGATACAAACTGTTTAAGTCAAATGACATCACCCACTTATGTAACCCTGTCTGTGGATCTTTTACATATGCACCCACATACTTATCATCTTTTCTATGTGCTCTCTTTCTTGGGACAGCTACCTTTTTATCTTTCAAGAAATTGTAAATGAAAATGTCCCACATACGAATTGGTGAATAAACATCAACAAAATTAACCTTCATCTCATATGCCAATGTAATACACAACTCAATCAATTTCATCTTATCTTCAAGACGGTCTACCAACTCAACGTCTTGAACATTGTAATCTACAAACGATTGATAATCATTCGTATACCAATCTCTAAATGTTTCATGTGGATTTTCATGTTTCTTTTCACCCAACTCCACCTCAGCTATGAAATCTAACCTATATGATTCTCTGTTCACATAGGTAAACTTTCTATACAGGTCTAGATAATCTAAAATAGATACCCCTAAAATATTATACTTCTGATGTGTCTTCCCATACTGTGTAACTGTATCACCCTTTACGATGCCCCACGGTGAGAACTTTTGTATTTCTTCTTCACCAAATAGTCTAGTGATTCTATTACAGAGATAAGGTATATCAAAGAACTGAATATTCCAACCTGTTATAATATCAGGCTGTGTTTTAATCCAAAAATGTAAAAACTTTTTAACCAAATCTAATTCATCTTCACATTGTATATAACGTACAGTGTCATTAGTATATTCACCAATGCCCCATACAATGATGGCTTTATTAGAATGATTCTTTACTGTGATACATAACAATGGTTCTTCAGCCTTACTTACTTCTGGAAAACCATTCTCACATTCTACTTCTATATCTAAAGTGATCGTGAGCATTTTATCCATACTCCAATTTACAAAATCTGGATATTCTTCTCCGATATACACATATTGATAATTGTCTAGGCCATAAACAGCATCAGGAGTGTCCTGATGCATCTGCACAAAATTTCTAGCGTCCTTTATGGATTTAAAATTAATAGAATCTAATGGCTGACCGTCTAAAGTCTTCCATACGGATCCTATTGGTGAGGGTACATATAATGTGGGTTGCCATTTTACTCTACGACTTACCCGCTTGCCCTTGACTACTTCACGAACTAAAAGTTGATTACCATGTTGGATTACATTGATATAAAAATCATTCATATAATAATTATATCACAAATCATTCGTTAAGTAAAGTCTTTGAACTTACCTTAGGCACTACAATGCCTGACCCGAACATTTGATTATAATTATTTACTATGTCTTGTGCTGGTTCAGATATTATTAAAATCCAATCAGTAGGGATTGTAAATTCTTTATCATCACTAAAAGGTAGCCAGGGTGCCAAGGCCATTTGCATTTGTTGCCCTTGACCACCCATCGGTACCAGCATTGCTGGTAACTTTACCGTAGTGTATTCTATATTTTCTTCTTTAACATCTGTTACAATATCTTCACCAGACTTCAATCTCAATAATTTTACTGCCATAATATATTACTCCTCACGTTTCTTGCCAATATTATATTTTGTCTCCAAAATCCACTCATCTTTTTCTCTATAAGATAATACTTTTATTTGTGATAACGGAGCCTTATGCTCATTGTTACCAGTAATCTTTATCAAGTCCCAATCTTCCAATAACCCTGCAATCGTATTTCGTCGTTCTATATCATTAATTGATATGTTCGTTGGTTTGCCATCTAGGGCAAACAATTCTTTAAAATGTACGATGAAATAACGACCTTGTTTGTGGAGGATGTGACATGATTGGTATAACTTTCTCTCCTTGCGAGAGGCAACCCCTATACGGGATAGTGTTTCACGAACTTTTAAAAAATCATCAGCCTCATTTAACGTCACCTCGAGCATTAACTCTGGAGTCCACTCCAACTCTTCCATGTTTACCACCTCGATTTATTATTCTTTTTATATGTTCAATTTGTTCATCATCTAGTATGTCAAGGGCCTGTCTGGCTTTTTCATTACTATAACCATAATATTCTTTAACATACTCAAGATTTTTAATCTTACTAGACCTAAGCCACTTACTAAATCTTTTTTTAGGTCGTATACTATTTAGAAAAAACTGAAACTGTAGACGCTTATCGAGGTAATGCATCCGATTCATTTCATTTACATACAAAATACAATCTGGAAATGCAGATAATGCTTTGTTTACTATATAAGCTGGGTATTTCTTCTCCCAAAACTCATCTTCACCCGCCATCAAATCTTCTTTCTTGTGATTGATTGCGTTCAAATAATCTTTTAATTCATACATAATGTTCTCTACTTCTCCATTTCCCTTCATATATAGTTTCTGGTTTCATATTACCTACTAACCAATTATGTCTCCAAGGTCTCCACCCTTGCCTTAAATGTTTTATAAAAGCATCTGGATGTGTATACACCTTTACACCAGATTGTTGTAATCGGAAAGACCAATGGTGGTCTGAAGAACAACCATTAGGCCATGTCATTAGGGGGAACTTTAAAAACATTTCTCGTTTGGCTATAGACATAGCAAAATTAGCCACAGCTGTTTGTATAAACCCTGCTTGTTCAATCACCCATTCAATAGGAAGCCATGTAGGATATTCTTCTCTTTGTGGTCCCGTATTAACATCATCAATGTGTGGTAGAATTCCTTGAGAGACAGTACTTATTTTACTAAAACTTCCATCAGGCTCTATGTGCATATTCATCCAACCAGTAAACACATCATTCTCTACCCTCTCACCATACTTCAAAATAGTATCTGCTGCTTCTCTACTGACTACCCCATCATCACTCATCACAATATAATGACTAAAATCTGTTTCATTAATATAATGATTCATTTGCGCCATTACTTGTGGCTCTGTATAAGCTCTAAACCATACTTTAGGAATATCTATATTTTCTTTAAGTGAATTAAGTGACTCATTTATCAAACGAGGTTGCATAATCATTAAAACTGGATCAAAGGCCATGTAGCTTTACTAACTCTTTATAACGAGCAGTTTCTTCTATCAAATCATACTCATCTATGTCCCATTTATCCAATGCATACATATTCGTTTTCAATCTCCGAGCTGGATTACCAACCCAAGTTTGACCTGGCTCAATTTTTAATTTCTTGGGTACAACACACCCCATACCCAACATAGACCATGACCCAATCACTTGATACTGATGAACTTGGCATCCGGTGCCACAATTACTCCCCTTCATTACTTGAACATGACCAAGGATCACAGCATTAATACTTAATGTCACATTATCCTCTATCACTGTATCGTGAGCGACATATGAGCCTCTTAACATAATAACATTATCACCTACAAAAGTCAAGAGTTCATTAGTACCTCCATGAATTGTAGAGTACTCCCTAAAAATACCATCAGAGCCTATCAATGTTCGCCCATCTTTATGCCAATGTTCTGTATGTTCAGGTCTTCCACCAATTGAACAGTAAGCTTCAAATCTATTATTATTTCCTATCTCTAACTCACCAGTAAAATAACAATAAGGCCCGATAAAATTTCCATCACCCATTAATACATGATCACCTATCACTGCTGTTGGATGTATATCATTCATACCCAATGATGCCCCACCCATGGTTCTCCAGGCAGTTCATGAGGTTTTGGTTTACCATGAAAATATACAATGCTGGATTGTCTTATTGATACAAATTTTGTTTGTATGTCCATCTTATAACTAGCAATTTCTGGGAACATTCTATCTAAACAAGGACTGTTGCCATAATATTTTTGAAGTAGTACCATTTCTGAGGGATAACCTTTGTATAAACACTCTTGCATAAGACTGTTCTCATTCGCCTTCCACCATGGCCAAATTTCTGCACAAAATTCTGGAGTAGCTATCGTTACCGCATTACATATCTTAAAATGCTCAAAAGGATCTTTACATACAGCCAACTTCTCTGGTTTATAAGCAAAAATTCTCTCTAAACTACCAGTAATAATAGTATCTAGTCCGAGTGTAATCCTATTTCCAGCGGCAAGATCAGGACGATACCATTCCATCAAACTCATCCACCCATACTGGTCTACTGAGCGTTCAAATCTTACTAGTTGAATATTACTTTCTTCAAATGTATAATTTTGATCGCCTAAACATATAAACCCAAAGGGTCCATTATAATTTCGAGCAATGCCTCTATAAAGTTTCTCTACCCACTCTGTAGTATAAATCCCTACATAATTTTTAGTCTGAGGAACCAAGGTATTAAAACCATTAAATAACGCTGTAATTATCGTTATATCTGGTTCATAATGTTCACGATTCTTCCACGATTTATTTTCCATATTTGAATTTAGATGCAGCAACATTACTAGGTCCTATTAACCATCCTGTTGCAAGAGGAATCGACACCCCCCTTGTCATATTATCTTCCTCAGATAATTCCAATAACCTATACTCGTCCCACTCTAACTCCTCTAATTCGTCTTTATTCAGATAGATATACTTCTGTCCATCTTGCACATATATATTCATAATTTATAGAATGTATACATGACTGTTAGTTCTTCACCCGCCTCTATATCTTTATCATCACCCACACATAGAAAAATATATTCAGATGTTGGATCATCTTTACAAATCTTTACACAATTTGGAGTATCACTATGATTAATGAATCCTCCTACAGGAGTTCTCCATACACCATCATGTGCCAGTTCAGCCTTTATCCAACCGATACCTAAAAATCTACCAGCTGGTATTTTCTCTACAGCAAATAAACCTAGACCTTCTATAGGCGATTCTTTAATAGTCAAACTATCTGGTAAAGGTTTATAATTCATATAAGGGAAGTTTTCATTATCGAATTGTCATATACTTCTTTACTGATTTCACATCCTAAATATTGTCTGTTCATTTCTTTTGCTACCTGTAATGAGATACCAGAAGCCGCAAAGGGATCTAAAACCTTCTCCCCTTCTACTGTCAACTTATCTATTATCATCCGGCAAAACGGTTCAGGCCACATAAAAGAATTCAATGCCCCTTTTATATTTCCTATTCTCTCTGTATTATATATCAAAATATTTTTCAAGAAATCACCAGAGCGTTTGATTGTTCCCTTTCTGGTGAATATCACACACTGTTGGTAATTGAAATAATACATATCCCGTTTATCTACAGGTACATTTCTCACCACTATCTTATAATCTTTCATCTTCATACCACACTCTGATAGTGCATTACTATATGTGATATGATTAGCCAAAATTTCGCCATTGATTTTACGGTCTGTCTGTGACACCACCACAAACCCATCATCTTTTACCATACGGGCAAACTGTTTCATCACATTGGCCTGAAACACCTTATAATTCACCGTATCAGTATTATAATGTGTCTGTGAAATATCTGGTAGACTACTAAAGATTAAATCTACCGACTTATCTTCCACTTCTTGCATCAAATCTGATGCATCACACAGCAAAAATTGATTCCATTCCATCAAAAAATCTCCTCCCTACACACCAAAATAATACCTTATCCGATACTATATTATTCAACATCCATTTATGAGCCTTAGCTTCATAAAGATCATCCAATTCAAATTCTGGAGTAGTCCCTTCACTCACTATTTGTTTTTCTGATTTAGAATAAGAATGTGGAAATTGTAATTCATATTGCATTAACTCATATTTGTAATTTATTCTTTCATCCCATAAAGACTGACTACTAAGATAACTGTCTATTAATTTACGTCGATCAGGACCCACTTGCACTCCTATAATTCGTTTAACAGATTTATTATATTCATG